AAACGCCATCTCCGATTGACGCAGCAGATCCTATGGATGATGCATTTAAATCTATTAAAGATGCAAATGGTGTTCCAGCACTAATTAGAGTATTTCCATATATTACATCTTCATCGGCATATAAAGATTCTCCATCTTCAAACTGTTCAAATTCAAAATTATCATTCGAATCTACATACTTAACATATATTGTTACATTTTCTACTTCCTGACCATCTGGAAGAGAAATGTATTGAATAGTTGCTGTAGATCCAGATCTTTGTCCTGTAATTTTCTTACCAATAAAATTATTAATATAGATGGAAACATCCACACCAAAAGATGTTGGATTCAATTTGATTGCATAGAATTGATCATCATATACAATACTTCCTGGTATAACTACAGTACCATCTTTGAAAGTATAACTTCCAAAAGATTCTATTTGATTTTGTAATATTGATTGTAGAGTGGTAAGTTCTCTTGCCTGAACAGGATATCCTGGCTTAAATAAGACTTTATAAAAATTTTTACCCGAATCAAAGTCATCAAAATATGGGTTGATGTTTAAGTCTGTTTTTTGTGACATCTTTTTTAGAATTCCAGAATGATTTTAACGTCTTCTTTTTGCCTAAGATTTCTTTCAACTTCGGGTCTATTGCTAATGTAAATAATATCCCCTGTCTTTTTATTTATCTCTGGATTTGCAAGTCCTCCAGTAAAATTGACACCAAGTGTCACACCATTTTCAGAACTTCCTGTGAATCCTGCAGACACGTTAGTGCTACTTGATACTGAAAAAGTTATATTGTCAGAATTATTAAATTCAACTATTTTTGATCCTACGGCAATGTCTGTGCTATCTTGCTGACTTACTCCATTTGTTAAAAATAATGAACGATCTCTAAAATATTTTAAAACTTTAGTATCAGTATCATAAGATGCTACATAACCTTTAGCAATACTACTAGAACTCTGTGTTTGGGTTACAGTTTCACCTGGGCTAGGAGTTCCTGTATAAGCACTATCTAATTTTAGAGCATATAAAGATGTGTATGTGGAACCAGTATAAGTAGAGATTCCAGAAAACTCTTTTGGATTTTTTATCAATCCAACCTGGGCAAATTTAGTATCAGATGGAAAGTCCTTAGTAGAATCATCAAATCTTGCATAAATTAAAACTCTATCTGCACCAAGTTCTTTATAAATGTCATATCCATGACCTCTGGATGGTGGTATAATTGGTATCAATTCTGCTGGAGATGATATTGTTCCTGTTCTCTGCAAATCAACTATACCGTAGGTATATCCACTTCCACCAGTAACAATATTTGCTGATGTAATTGCCCCGCTAGCGTCTACTGCTATAGAAACAGTAGCACCAGAACCATCACCTAAAATATTATATGTTCCGTTAGAATAACCAGTTCCAGCACTTTTAATATATACCTTTTTTATTTGATTTAAATTTACATCAGAATCACCTGCTTCTCTGATTGTTTGTATAGTAGATTCTGTCGAAGTCAACCAATCATTCGGAAGAACAATATACTCCGTCGAATCAAATTTAATAATATCACTTGGGGAAATTGAGAAAAGATATTTCCACAAATATCCATCAGCACCTGCAGAAAATGGTTGCAAATCTGTGGATGTTGGTTCAAATTTAGATCTATCACCTTTCAAGTTTGTTCCGCTTGATGCATTATCCAAACAAACATAGACTCTAAAATCAGAATTGATTACATAATAATTTGCATCATACAACCTACTTGTTCCAGAATTTGGAGTTAAGTTTGAGGTACTATAATCATGTCTGTACATATCATAAGAAGTATTTTCCGTCCAAGCAACCTTTCTTACAACTCTCCTTACATTAGCACTGGTTATTCTTCTACCAAAAAGGGCAGTATCTCTGTAATGAGAAGTATATTGGAGGTTGTCAGTCGGACTTGGTGGACCACTTGGATTAGAAGACCAATCGCTAGTTCTACCAAATCCAGCAGCAGTTGAATTTGACAATCCTAAAAATGCATAATATGAGTTATTATTATCTAATACAGAATCTACAAAATTACCAGCATTCAGTATTCTAAATTGATCTGTTACGACAGCAGCCATGTTAACATAGTTTTTTAGGTATTTATAATACTTTAGGTAGAGATCCAGTTTGTCTCAATCCAATTCCTCTTCTTTGAATGATGGGGTATGTGGATAATCCAGAAGCAGTTAGTCCAGTGACTCCTATTGATATTGGATTTGAAGATCTTACCAATCCAGCAGTATTTGAGAATCTTCCCCAAGAATATCTACCTACAGGATAGTCTAGTGTTCCTGTTGTAGAAATTCCGGAAAGATTGGAAGCGGAATGTACCCTGCAAGTAACAATACCCGAAGCCTCATCTAATGCATCAACTCTATAAACATTATCCAAATATTCTGTTCCAATACCAATAGTTTCAGAATCTGAGAATGAAATAGATGTTACTCCATTTCCAACTAAAGTGTTAAAGACATAAATTGGATATCCAACTTGCAAGTCTGTACCAACCAGGGTGTCAAAAGTAAATTCTATAGCTAAGTTTGGAGATGACGTTGATGAGATTTCAGTTATAGCGCCACTTTGACCCTGAATTGTTGTAAAGTTTGTAATTGACTCCACATTACCAGAAGCAACTGTGGAAATTCCATTTATTACAATGGCATCGAAGGAAGATGGTGAATCATAATCAAAAAGATCAATGTTATCAACAAATATTTCTGTATCAGTTGTACTCAAATCGCCAATTATATTAACAACTGGATATACTAATGATTCTAAAGAATCTCTAGATTTTGAAACAAACTCGCCATTTATTTTCTTATCAACTTTTTGTTTAGTCCAATTCAATAATCTTGTAGTTGTACTAACACCAGGTCCAGAATAAACAGTAGTTTCAAATTTATCTGCAAGAGTTACATCAGTTACTGTTCTCTTATTTTGATCTGGAAATTCTGGATAAACATTATTTTTTACAAGTTGTACAATATCTCCTTTTTTAATAGTTTCCACAATTCCAGTTTCTATAATAGTATCTCCAAGAGAACCTTTATAGAAATATACTGATATAACATCTTCAGGTATTGGTGCTTGTGTAAATTTGAATGAAGTTCCTCCATTATATTCATAATTTACTCCAGGTACTTGTAAAACACCATTAATGAATATTAATAAATTATTTTGCAGATTTATTCTAGAATCTAATGGTGTTTCAAAACTCAATAGTTCTCCATTATAGAACAATGGGAAAATAGTTCTAACACCATCTTGATATGAAGAAATTGAGTCAATAAAGTCTACATTGCCAAATTCCCAAGCACAGAATTTATCAGAATAAACTTCGAGTACAGTAAATTCACACTCAGAAATCGGTGATCCCAAAGATGCATCCGTAACAAGTCCTACAGGTTTAAATACATCACCTTTTCTGAATGAATATCCAGTTTTGGTAATATCAAATTCTGTAACACCAAAGTATGTTGATCCTATTCCAGCAGAAGGTATTGCTTCTACTTTTAAACTTACAGACAATCCAATTCCAGTTTCTGTTGTAGATCCAACACTCAATCTAGAAACACCGATTACAGGAAGATTTTCATAAGTTGGTACTGGAATCAATAATTGTGGATTATTGTATCCAGTTCCACCAGCACCTATCGAGAAGGACAGTGTACCGCCTGCTCCTACTGTCGCTGTAACTGTTGCAGGATCTCCACCAGCGTCTTGTGTAGGGTCATATACCGTAACGGTAACAGGGTCCCTATACCCAGATCCTACATTGTTTACAGTGAGGGTCTGTATTGGTTTAAGGGGGCCAGAAGCAGATAGAGACACATCAGCAGATACTAGTGGTGCAAATCCAAGACCAGTAGTTGATCCAAGAGAAACTATAATTCCACCTCTTGGTGTTTCATTTTGATTAATATCTCCATCTGAACTAATATATTCCAATGGATCGCTATTTGGAACCGTAATACCTGAAAATGATACTGTTGTGATACCAGCAGAGTCTGATATTATGTAATTTCCATTTGGATTGTTATCTGTTGTTGGTTGTTGATACAATCCGTTTATCAAAATAATTCCATTTCCACCAGTGCTTCCTATTCCAGTTGTATTTGCTCCTCCAACTGTCAGAGTAAACGTCCTACCAATTCCATTGATAGAGTCTGATATGTCATCATAAACTTTATTTGAAGAATAGTCAGATTTTAAGAATACTCTACCACTAAATGATGATGTAGCATAATCCAAGTTTGATTCTGTTTTATCTATCTGAGAATTACCTCTCGGTGGATCCACAAAGTGTAGTGTATTTTCTACAATATTATATGAGCCTCTATACACATCAACTTGAGTTGATGTGGTATGTGATGTTGAGATAGTTCCAACAAATCCTCGTTTAGTTTCGACCAGATTAAACGTTCCAAAATTAGATATTGGACCGACAGAAGAAGTTCCAAGACCTACGTTTGTAACGTAAATATATTCATCCTCAATTTTTAGAACATCTGAAGGATTGATGGAAGATATGCCACTTAGATTAAACAATGTGGTTGCTGATCCAATATTTTCGGATAGAGTATGTGATATTTTTGAGAAAGAGAGGGGACTTTGAATTAAGTTATCAATAACAATAATTGACTTGGAATTTTTTTCTTTCATCTCAAATTGGTGTACATTTCCACCACCAAGATCTGTAAACGTTACTGCTGTTCCACTTCTTGTTGTAGATATTTGGAACTTATCGTAGTTATTATTTGATACGATTGCAAATACTGTAGATGGTAAAACGTCATTTACGCCACTATCAACATTACTATATGTCATAGCAATTGTTGCAATTCCAATAATTGATGATTTTGGAGTATAAATCAATTCTTCTCCATCCTTGAAGAAGTGATTTGTGATACTAAATTCACCAGTAGAAGCATTCAACACATTTGTATCCTGTGGATCAAAAGATTTTAGGAAAATCTTAGTTCCGTCTGAAGTTGCATCAAAAGCAGTGGCATTAATTCTATTGCCATTGATTGAGTTATAGAATGCCAGTTCTTGCAATTCTACATTATTACCATATTCAAGTTCGTCTGGTATATTGGAAATATCAATATCAGTATAAAATACTTGTGTGAATGCGCTTATGTCAATATTTTGTGATGAATATTCTGCATCTGGGTGGAATTCTACGTTTAAATTAGAACCAGAAATATTACCAGTAAAAGTTCCTATTCCTAGTGCAGTATCAAAAGTAGAAATGCCACTTACGCTGAGAATTGCTGACTGCTGCAAATAAGTATCTGTCTCATCAAATACCATCATTAGTTGATGGACGGCTTTTGTTGAACCGACGCTAACTTCCACTATAGATTTTGTAGCATTGAAAAGATTTTTATCAATAGAAAATACTGTGCTTACACCAACTCCATTAACATAGTCTGACTGATAAATTGCAGTTCTTTCTGATCCATCTGGTTGTCTGTCCAATTTGAATCTATAAGTACCAACACCAACCGAAGTTGCACCAAAACCAACTATTCTTGATCTAAGTGTAACATTTGTTGATTCTGTATTAAAATAATTTAACTTTAAAGATCCTCCAGTAATTTCCGAATCAAACGACCCTATCGGTGTGTTTGAAAATGTTACAACATCAGTGTCTGCATAAAATTCAGACATATATGTGTTTGATCCGTCAGAAGTAATATACAATTCAACAAAATTTAATTCCTCGGTAATATTGTCAATTACTTGAATATTTGCATACAAAGATTTAAATGATGTATTGTCCAGTGATACAACAGTAGATGAAGATATTCCTGAAGTAAGAATTCCCGTTGAACTTATTAGGTCAATAAATCCAATAGAAGTTGTTCCAATTCCTGCTGAAGATGATGCAAATTTACTTCTAATTATTTTTAGGTCATAATCAGTATCAAACGGATCTTTTGGTTCAAATCTCAAATAATCATCACCGAATTCGTCCCGTTCTATTACAATTTCTCCATATTTTTCATCTGTATTATGTAATGTAGTGGTTATTCCTACATTTGAGACGCTTCCCCTCTCTAAAAGATACCTTATCTCTCCCTTACCAAGAACTACTACATCAGTTAATTGAACCTCACTTCCATCAGATGAAGTTATTCTGAATATAAAATTGTCGTATGTAGAATCAGAATCTAATTTTTGAATATTTAATACTGTAAGTGGATTATCTTCAAAGAATGAAAATTGGTTACTTATATCGTCTATAGCAATTACTTCGTTTCCTATATTTTCAGCATAATCTGATAATTTTTTATTAATCAGTTTTATAAAACTTGTTTTTCCAGTTGCTTGATCTATATCAAAATCATATCCAAAATCAAAACTGTTTATAGTATCAACTCTTACATCATCAAACAAATTGTAGTTAATTGTTGTTTCTTCTAAACCAGTTACAGTTTTGAATTGTGGTGGGAATTTATTGTCAAAGGCAGATAATTCAGTATCAACAAAATCTTTTAGTCCGCTTGTATGAACTAAAGGTTTTACAACTTTCACTACTTCGCTATATTCTTTACTAC